TGAAATCATCAACGGAGTTATCACGCATGAACTTCAAAATGTGCTCAGCATCCTGAGCCTTTTTGTCTCGGATCTGCTTGATCTGCACCTTGAGAGCCCGCTCCTGATCATCTAGAGTAACCCACTCCTTCAGAACATTGCGCACTTGTTCCGTCGCGTCTTCGGACATTTAAGTAAATTACTCCTCCTTGTTGAAAATCGCTTACCAGCTTTAGCGGGCGGAGGTGCTTCTTGCTGGGCTGCCATAGGAGTAGCTACGGCCTCTTTCGCCGTCTGTTTAATATCAGCAGCAGTTGGCATTTTTAAGTTAGACGTAGCAGCCATACTACTTACCGTATTCTTAGCATTCTCAACTGCTCCCATCAGACTTCCATACGCATGTGAAATTGATTCGGAAATCTTGTCGGCGCGGTTATAGAACTTTGTTCCAACCGTTTCTGCTGCCTTTACTCCGCGCATAAGAGCTGGACCAATGACAGGTACCATTCCAGACGTAGCCTCTAGAGCGGCCGCGAAATCTTTACGCGAAGTTCCAATGACAGCCGCTAACCACAAGAACCACAGAGAAAACAACCATCCAAGAAAAATACCCACCGTTCCGGCTAAAGGGATAGGAATTAGACCAACGATTGCCGGAGTGAACGTTTGGACATTGGACGCAATGACGGGAAGCGTGGCTGCCGTAACGTCCAAAGAAGCACCAATTAGGTCCCCGAACAATGGTATATTCTCCAACGTATCCAGAACGAACACAAATGGAATGATCATGCGAATAAACAGCTGGACAGACTGTATAGCTCCCTGGACTGCTGCGTTAGGAGGCGCTGGCTTGGTAATTCCGGCAGCTGCATCTACCGCACTTGAACCTAATGAGTTCACGATACTTTCTATCCGTTCGCCACCAGTCTGGTGTTTCTTTATCTGTCGGAATACTGACTTGGCCTGTTCCTTCGTAAAAAGAGGCTGTCCATCTTTCGTGAACGAACGACGAACATCTTCGGGAGACTTGTACTTTCCTTTATACAGAGCTTCGTACGCACTAATCATGCTGTCAACGTTATCTGCGTCAGCGGCACCGATATGCCGCTTGACAATTTTTCCAAAAGATGTGGATGGGTGCTTATCGTTAAGCTCCCACTGAACCATTAATTATTACACACAAATTTACAATGGACGACGACACAGGTATCGTCTCATGGAATTCTCAGTTGGAAAAAATTATAGCGGAAGAAGGCGAAAGATCCCTCTGTTTCTCATGGCTACATGACCGTGCGGAAAAACGGTACTCAAGTCTTAGCACGCAGATTACTTTACCATCTATCGTTTTAGCTACTGTATCTGGTTCAGCGTCTATCGGAATTGGGCAGTTTATTATTGACCCTAAAGTTGCGAATACAGTTATTGGAGTGTTTACACTGACGGTAGCTATTTTAACGACTGTACAAAGTTATTTCGCATGGGCTAAGAGATCAGAATCTCATCGTATTTCGGCTATTTCGTACAAGAAGTTGTACCGTTTTATTCTGATAGAATTAGCGTTGGCACGGTCAGAACGTATGGCAGCTAAAGATATGTTGAAATTAGTGCGCGACGATTCCCAAAGACTGGCTGAAATCAGTCCTCAAATACCCGATCCAATCATTGAAGACTTCAAGAAGAGGTTTGCGGATACTACTCCTGAAGTTACCAAACCAGAAATCACGAACGGTCTAGATCCTATTTATGTGTACCCTTCAGATCTGGATTCTCCGTTAATGGGAGGAACAAAGGGAAAAATGTCGGAATTGATGCTTGATCCAATGTACCGAAGCCCACGTCCGACTGTCCTGATTCCAGGCGAATCTGTTATTACTGTTAAACAACCATTAGCAAATCCTCTCAAAACTTCCACTTCCGATCGCATTCCAGACACGTCACAAACGTCGTCATCGGTTCATCTGCCGACCGTGTCTGAAGCTGATAATAATCACACTTAGCCTGCTTCTTGCAACGAGAGCACCAGAGGAAGATTGAAGCATTCTGGTTCTTTGAATACACCTTCTTTTCAGTCTCAATGAAATGCTCAATTGAAGCCTTCCAGCGGTAAGGACACATATCCACAGCCGTCATCTCGGCAAAAGCGCGAGGCGTAACTTCACCAGACTTCAGCTTCGCTATCCAGTTCTCAGAGTTTTTGACATATCCGTTACGCAAGTTTTCATAGATGGAAATTGCGCGACTGCGATACATACTCCAGAAAACGCGGTTACTCCAATCCACATCAATACCCTCTTTCAGCGCCTGATCGCTGATCACATGAAGAACCGACTCTTCCAGTGTCTTGGCCATATCAGCTTCCAGAAGTTCCGCAAAGTTTTCCACAACCTTATCACGGATAGGACAGTCTACGAACACGTTCTTAGACCGAGTATGAATTGGACGAGAGTGAATAATCTCGCGAGGAGCCTCTTCCTCTTCCTCTTCCTCCTCCTCTTCTTCCCCTTCATCCTCTGCTACTTCCGCATCACCTTCCTCCTCATTCTCTGCGAACGTCCATTCCTGGTACAGAGCATTGTAATCTGAAGCCTTGAGGTTCTTGTAGCTGGAAATATGAGGCTCATACTGATCCTGATCTTCGGACTCTGTGGCCAGAACTACAATATTGCCAGAATATGACTCCTCATCAAACGGAGATGGAAGCATATGGTTATTGGTCAGTTCAGGATTATCACACGGGCATGCGAAGATAGAGAGCCATTGGGTCTCATTCAAAGGATCCTGGATCTTTCCCTGAAACTGGAATTCAGTAGACTTGTACTTCTTCCGAATCCATTCCAGAACGTCTGCCGTCTTAGCTGGAACTTGGATATCTGAAACAGTACCGTTCGTGGCGATAGATACAGCATTCGTCATCTTTAGGTGTCTAGGTATGTACAGGTGTAAGTTCGTTTTTAAAACGGATTTTCTCTTCTAAAAAGTACTTAACTCATCAAGATGTCGTACGTTCCCCCACACCTCCGCAATCGCAAGGATCCAAAGCAGACGGCCAATAAGGGCCTTAAGGTAGAAGAATCGGAATTCCCCACTTTCGTATCTAACCATAAGCCTACAGATTTCAGGGGTCCAAGCTTTGTGTCAAAGATTAAGGAGGAACGCAAGACGGAAGAAGTTGCTTCAAAGGAAATTACAATTCCTGTTACCAGGACTCGGTACTCATATTATGAGCGGAGGAGTCGGTACGGTGAATATGAAAGCGAGTCGGATTCAGAGCCAGAGCCAGCAGTTGAGCCTAAGACGACAACTAACCCCGAGGATGACGGGTGGCAAGTTGTAGAGCGTAAGGTTCGTGTAAAGCGTGATAAGGTTCAGGAAGCGCTAGATAACGGCGATGCGCCTATTGAAGACGAGCAGGATGAGTCGGCTTGGGATGAGCAGCCCGAAGAGTATGAGACGTACTGGGATGATCGTAAGCATTAACGACGGGTTTTAGAAGGTCCAAAAGTTGACTTCCTATTAGACCTTGATTTGCTTAATGCCGATGACTTGGATGTTGTAGATCCCATGGAAGACGTTGCCGATTTAGATCTTGGCCGAGTAGGTCCGAACGATGCCTTACTGGACTCTCCTGAAAAATTGGGCAATGTCGGTAATGAAGGAAGCGGTCTGTCTTCGGAAGCCCTAGATGTTACTGACTTCAAAGATTTAGGCGTCGTATTGCGTGACTGCATCGGCGAGAACTTCAGTTTTTCAGTGGGTACGATATCCAGTGGCGTAGAAGGAGTCATATCCGCCACAGTTTTCTCAACCGGTTTCGTATCTTTTGGTATCAAACTACGGCTACTTGACTGTCTTGATAAAGCTAGTCCAGTATCGCGGGAAGGCGTGCTTCCAACAGCTGCAGTTAGAGGATTGTTCTTGTTCTTCACTAAGCTACGACTTCCTACGCTTCGTGATAACGAACTAGATCGGGAGTTACTTGGCGAAGGCAGTAAGCTACGACTCGCTCGGCCCTTAGAAAGTGCTACACCAACATCACGCGAAGGTGTGCTGCCCACGGCTGCAGTTAAAGGATTATTTATGTTTGGTAGTAGGCTACGGCTTCCTACTCCACGATCCATAGAATTGGACCGAGATTCGCGTCCAGAAGGTGTTTCCTGAAAGTATCCAGGAGCATAGAATGTTGAAGCACGTGCAGAGACAGCTCCTCCTGTTGAGACTACAAAAGAACGAAGCCACCGTCCAAGATCACGACCCTTATCGTTCAAGACCATCAAAGCCGATAACTGGTTGCTGTACATGTAAGCAAAGTATATCGCACATCCTAGGGAGATGAGTAGAAGGAAGATATTCACAATTGAAAACCATCCATTCGCAGCAGCCTGGTCACGCGACCAGTTGGAAATAGCTCCGAAAATACCAGCATTGTTATTCGCAGCTTGCTGAGGACCGGCAATATCGGGGTGGCGTACCGGTTTAACTTCAGCCTTCTTCAGCTTCTTGTCATCATCCTTACGCGGATGGAGACGCATGTAAATTTTTCCATCATGAGGCATGTTTCCTCCCGGTAACTGTTCTCCGCTGTTGAAAAAGACTTCACGGTTTCCGAGAGGCTGAATTGAACGTGACCCAGCCGGGACATTTTTCACGAGAAGCGCAAAGTCATTAGAATCAATGTTGATCATAGAGCTGAATACCACGACTTGTCCAGCATCACATCCTGGAACTGGAAGCGATCCCTGGTACGAATAGTATGTCGCATTTGGAGGGACCATCATAGATAATGTCCAGTTATTGAGCTTTAGAGATGTTCCCTGATTAGAGTTCGCATACGGAACAAACGCATTCAGGAAATGACTGGAATCTGTCTGGCTAGGATTGACACGTACGAGAGAATGTACGAATAAACGCTTACCAGTAGGATTACGAAACAAAGCTGTTACTTCGGCATCTGCCTGAATATTCTCAATAGTGTGATGGCTTGGGTGATTAACAATTATGGCTTCACATGAATATCCGGAACCATTATACTTACATGTTCCTAGACTCTGACTTGCGAGAACAAGACCTTCAGGTGTTACATAAACATACGCATCATTGACGTACCCATCATCCATTACGAGGTCACACAGTATATCGCATGGTTTTGCAATAGACCGTGAAAGGTTAATAGGGCTTTGGTTTGCGCCGGAGCACGCCCCGCCCCACTTACCACTATTGGCAAAGAGGCTCATTTGTAGTTTGGCGTTATTTTGTATCTTGGGATTAATCAATGGACCAATCATACGTCGTTATTGCCGGAATACAGCTCGCGATTGTCGTCGCGATGCTACTGGTTGGTGGTTTTATATCTCTGAAGTCCGCCAATCTAAGTACTGCTTTTATCTGGGGAATGGCACGAACAGTCGTGATTTTCCTTCCGTTGGCATTAGCTTGGTTCGGTATATTCTGCGGAATGTTCCTGCAGGATATGAACCTAGTTATTCCAGTCCTCGTCGGTGTCTCGGCCGTGGGAGCAAATTTCTTAATAGATTACATTGTTCAGTGGCGAATGGGGGCTTAAAAATAAAGACAGGGTAAATTAATGCAAGCAGGAGTTCCGCCTGAAGGAATTTGTGATATCCCAGTTATTATTTGGGATCCTAGCAAGCGTACTCGCTACTTTCCATCGGTCATTGTATTTACGCTAGCGATTGGATGGTACTACCTCAATGGTCTGTTTAACCAGGGAGGTACCGTAGCAACATATGCGCTAGTACCATTCTTCTTCGTAATGTTACTTGCTGGTGCTCAGTGGTACATTATCTCAAAGCAGCCAATGTGTCCTCCAATCCCATGGCAGGGTTTCGTCGGAGCATTCGCAATTGGCATTCTTTCAGGGACGATTGGGTACTGGGCGGCTAGAGGATCTACTGGAAATTCATCGTTAACTCCAGTATCGGTAACTGTGGCTCCGCCGACCACTGAGAAGTTTACGGATGCTCTGAAGGCGTTTACGTTCCCAGATAAGACTACGTCCACGAGTGCCACACAACCCTCAAATGCAGAGCATTGTGCAGTACCGAATGAAGAGACGTACTATGTTGACATATACAAAAATGGTAAGATGATGACCCAAGCTATTGGGGAGCGAGAGCTCTCATAGCGTTCCTCAGAATGCGATAGTATCCGATCATTTGAGTACCACTGTGGCGTTCTGAGCCAATTAAAGTACCATCTGCCCTCGTGACCACTACAACAATAGTAGGGACAACTTGGACTTTAAGCTGGGAAGCATATCCCATGACATCCTGCTGAGTATCTACACTCACCCACTTCATTGCCGGAAACTCGGTACGAAGTAGTGCGATCGCAGGCTTAATAACATTACAAGGCCCACACGTCTTGGACCAGAAATGGTATACTGTTACCACATTGCTCATTCTTCTTTGACTATTGTAGTTCCCTCAGCAATTAAATGATTGGCACTGACGAGTCGGTACTGCGTTGAACGATGGAGCTTCTGCTTTACAAGTTCAAATCCCTTCTTCTTCAAAGTCTTGGATAGAGCTGAAATCAAAGCAGCCTCTACTGCTGTCTGATCCATCTTATCAAGATTATCGCGACACCATTTGTGAATATCTGAATCGGGAAGTGGAGGGCCCATGAGAGTCAGAGGAAGCCCTTCTAGTGCGACTTCTGTATTTGTCGTAATCACTTTTACTTCAGCTTGCGGGTTCAGAACCTTGCTGGCCATCTTATCAACAATATCATTATTCACGCTATTGTAATCAGATCCACCAGTATGAGCATCCACATGAATAATCGTAAAGGAATTGAACTTTGAAAGGCGAGTAGACGTATCCTCAATCAGATCGCGATGGCATACATCCTTATTGGTTGATGTCTTCCAGTTCTTGGAAATCCAGGCAGGAAGCCATTTGGTCAGACAGTTCTTAGAATAGTCAGAATCTGTCATGATCTGAATATCCGTCTCGTAAGGGAAGTTCTTCTCAATGATCTTGACTGCTTGGGAAATTGCCATAAGTTCTCCTCGCTGATTGGTTTGCTGCTGATCAGCCGGAATTGACTGTGCGTCTGAAAACTCCTTGTGATCAGGGAACCATACGGCCCATGCAGCCCGAGCACCCTTCTTACCGTTATTCTCACAACCTCCATCAGTAAAGACAACAACCTTCATCTTAGTTTAATATAGGATGGTGTACGAAAGTTGGAATCCGTTTTGTGATGCAACGGCTATGAATTGCTGGTTGAATTAGAGTAGGATCTTCTACGTGAAACCAAACACGACACCGAAAAGAACGTTGTTCTAAAGAACGTCGGAGCATTTGTTGACACGAATATGTCAGGAATTCAGAGTGCCAGATAATCAGAATACGAATACGTGTTCCTTGTCTAGCAGGAACTTGAGATATCCAGTTATCAAACCATGGCGAAAACGATTCGGCCGAGTTTATGTCAGCCGCATCTACTTCAGAAAACTCACACTGGTGTCCGTACTTTTCCTTGTACGCATACCAAAGCTTTTGTGTTTCTTTATCATTCAAAGGTTCAAACAAAAAGTAGTGTGGTGGGGGAAATACCAGCTCCATTAAGAGACTTGTTCGCTCCCGTTTAGATTACTCGGCCTTCGGGGCAGCCAGAATCTTCTTGATTGGGATCTCCGTGGAGACAATGTACAGACTGTTCTCGGTCATAACAATGTAGCACGACTCGCACTTGAATACTGACTGAATAGTGGACGTGTACTCAGAGTCCGACTTAACTAAAAACTTCTCGGTTTCCCGGACACCAATGCAGCACTTCTTATCCACGCTATCCTGGTAATAATCTAGGTAGATCGGGCGGTCCTCCGTAATTGAAACCTGAGCCGCACGAAGCAGGACGCTGGCAGGAGGCACGGACATTTATTTAAACGATGCCTTTGAACTTGATTCTACTGAACGCATTTAACGGCATCCTCCAACTTGAAACGAGATCGCATATTCAGACTCGGAAGTTCCGGGCGGGGAATATCCAGCACAGACTGAATGAATGTCCTCATCAAACTTCGTAGTTCCGTAGCAGTAGCTGGAAGAATCTTGGCAGTTTCAAATAGGAAATCTACATAGTGTGTTGTATTCTCCTCCGACTGCTCAGTCTTCGGCTGCTTGGCCATGGCTGTTAGATCTGCCGAAACATGAGTCATACACTCACCGACAGTCTTTTCGTCTACAAGGTCACGCACAAACAACTGAGTCATGAACTTCGCGTATCCACGGCGCTTATCCTTGAGCTTCATCCATTCAATAACCTTATCGGCAAATCCTGCCTCTTCAGATGAAGGGTAGGTCAGAGTCTCGGTCATATTGTAGAGCTTGGGAAACATCTCGGTCTGAATCACCAAATCCTCTCGGATTTCAGGAGTTTCGGTTGTCAGCTTCTTGGCACAGTCGGCCATCAGAACAGCATACCCAGACTGGGAAATAGCCATATCAAACAGCAGAGTAGTTACACGGAGACGGAAGATCTCGTCGCGCTTCTTGATATTTTGTACGATCTTCTCAGAAAGCTTGTCAAGAGTTCGCGGAGCAATCTTGTTCAGTGAACCAAATACTTCATCATACTCTGGATCATCGCGTTCCTTGACACGACGTACTGCTTCAACTAGAGCGTTCTCACGCCAATTATCAGCTGGCTTGGCACGGTACGGTGCGCGAACAGGAGGACGGTATGGCTTGAACGCTACAGGTGTAATCCTCAGCTTGGCAATATTATCCTGAACGATCTTGGGCAGAGACAGCTTCTCCGCAAAACGAACCCCGTACACTTGTGCTACGGTAAGGCTCATTGTATACTATAAGATACTTTGAGTGTGCGAAAAACGAATCCATTTTAAAGAAACATCATAAAGAGTATAAAATGGGGTCAGCTGTAGAGACCACAAAACTCCAGTATTCCTGGATTTTGTGGTATCATGATCCCAACAACAAGGATTATTCCTTAGAGAGCTATATCAAGATCGTAGATGTTTCAACGCCCCAGCAGTTCTGGTCAGTTGTAGATATAATTTCCAAGGAAGCTTGGGAGTCTGGAATGTTCTTCTTCATGAGGCGCGGGTTCAAGCCGCTATGGGACGTTCCTGAAAATGAAGCTGGTGGAGCATGGTCCAAGAAGATTGAAGATAAGGTTGTTCACAGTACGTTTGTGAATTTGATGGTTCACTGTATCACAAATGAGCTCATGATTCACCGGAAGGAAACTCTTGTTGGAATCGCAATTTCCCCGAAAGGCCCATTCTCTATTGTAAAGATCTGGAACACGACGACCACCGTATCAGACAATGCATTTCTTAATCCTGGAATTGAAAACTTTAAAATTGGCGATGATGTCACGTACACTCCCCACAAAGCAAGACCTAAGTAAACATAATGGACATTGTAGAAAAAGCAGAAAGATATGTGCGAGAACTCGTAACCTTTTTGTATTCTTGGCTAACAACTGATGGTGAAGTTCTGGGATATATTCTTGGAGTATCACATTTCGTGATTAGTGCAACGATTTCTGTTATGGTCGTAGTATCACATACACTATATCCGGTTGTATGGTTCCAAGTTCTGGTTTTTGTTTTACTATTTATTATCTGGATCCAACACGTATTTCTTAAGGTATGTATTTCCATTGTGGCCGAACAAAATTTGACGAAGAAAGAACCACCATTCTTCCAGATTATTCGTGATATTCTGCATATTCAACCCACTGAATTTGTAAACTATTTCTTGGTTGCTGAAACCGTTTGGGTCGGATGTTTTAGTCTTGAAATTCTGGCAAAACTGTCGGTGTTTTTGTATGATTATTACGATATCGTATTACAATGAAGGTGTGGCAAAAGCATCCTATTTATGGGATACTTCATGTCTTATTTGGTGTTGTAGCTTACTTTTCTCCAGTGTTCCTGATTATGATACTATCATACCAACTTCTCCAGTACTTTCTGGGCGTACGCTTTTTCGCGTTTGAGCAGGAAATACGTCAAGGGAATTCATTGGAGCATACGATGTTAAAATTGTCAGAAATAGCGGCCGGATACATTCTGGCCCCTGTTTGTTTACTTACGTGGAACATGGCATCAGACACAGCTTGATATCGCCCAGGTTAGCTACAACGTAGCGAATCAGCATGAACCAATCGTTCTTCATCTGAATCTCCAGATTGTTGCACAGGTTCGTGCACTTCGTAAACAGGACAAGATGGGGCAGCGAGAAGTTACCAGTAACAATTTCAGCACTGTCCTTCTTCTTGATTGAAAACTCGTTCTCCGAGTCGCCCATTACGGTCGTTCGGGAAGCGAAATGGCCCTTGCATCCGAACGTGAGTGACGAAGCCACGTTCTTGATCTCTACCGTCTTAGCACCCAATAGAGTCATATCGCGACAGATCTTCTGGAAGTCTAGAGACGGCATAGTGAAGTGAGCTGAGAACTCGGTCTCAGGAAGCTGGATATCCGGCTCATCGCGGTCCAGGAGATTGAGCTTGTACCGAGTCACCTGCTTCTTCTCACCATCCTCTAGCAGAATGCCCAGCGTATTTGGGTCAGATTGGTCAACGTAGAATGTGACGGTATCGTCGTTGGTGGCCGTACGCAGAATGCGGTACAGATGATCGGTGTTGATTCCAATCACGAACTTGCTCTGATTATGGTTGTACGCAAACTTCTCAAACTTATCGGAGTAGAGACGGAGGTGGACGAGAACAGTACGCGTATTGTCCATGGCCACCATACGAATACCCTCCTTGTCAAAGATTAGTGACATCTCTACGAGAATACACTTCAGAGCTTCCGCCAGTGTGCGAACAGCGCCCGTCTGGACAGTCTTCGCTTCAACGATGAGCTCTGGCATTTTATTCATTTTAAGTCGGTGCGTTTAAAATGGTTTTGGCCCATCCAGGATTCGGACCTGGGTTTCGGGATTCAGAGTCCCGCGTACTAACCAACTATACGAATAGGCCGTTGTTTATTAGAGTTGTTCCTTAAAATGGTTAATTGTAAGTTATGTTGGCACTCATTATTGCTCGTCCAGTGACTTCGTGATTGAAGTAGTACTTTTGATTGTTCTCTATGAGATTGTTTACATATGACATATCTACGAGATCGGGATGAACATACCAGTCTTCAAATACGATATAAGGAGTGTAGTCGCACAGATCTTTAAATACTGAAACATATCCTCGCTTATTAAAAATCTGTCTGGATGTATTCCTCGTATTAAAGTGATCTCCGGTGTATATATCGTGCTCAAAAGTTACCACAGAAAACTTATACGTATCAAATACTGTACTATCCAATATTTCTAGAGTGGTAAGAGTTGACCTATTATTAACATCAAGAT